AAAGTTAGTGTTTTTTTTGGTAGTATCGTTTTTTGTCCCAATTTCGGGATGACAAACGATTTTACTTACCTAAACAAAGCACTATGCAAGACAGTTTATTTTCAGACCTGGGGCAAATTTTGCCCCATTTAGCACGCCTAGAACAAAAAATTGAGGCCCTACGCTGGATCTCCAAGCAATTAGAAAGCAGCGACGTTATGATAACGTTATTTTTCCGAGATGGCACAAAATATGCCATTGACCAGGATTTAATTCCTTTTAAACTAGAAATGGAATTAAAAGCGCTTGCGGAGGATAGTATTGATGAATACCAGCGCCAACACGAACATTTAAAAAAGCTATTCGATGCGACAAATTTTTGATTTAGCCCATTTATTTGTGTGCATTATTTTGGGTGCATACATTTGGTTTTTGTGGGATTATCATTGTAACCGAAATAAATACTAATTAAAACCGGTGGACGGCGGCAAACCGAACAAAACAAACGATGGAAAATAAATACAACGATCCAGCATTTCCCCCCCAATTTGCCCAAGACAGTTTAGGCCGTATTTTGGCCCCGGTGCCTGGTATGAGCAAATTAGAGTTTTTTAGCTTGTTTTTGCTACCTACTTACCTGGATATACACCAGCGCCAGGACATAACAATTAAGGGAAGCAAAGTAACCCCATACGATGCGGCCATTGAAGGTGCAAACCAATTATTAAAAAGATTAAACCCACAAGAGAATGAAAAACCGACTATACAAATTGCTGGATAATCCAGGAATACACCTGGCGCTAGTATTAATTGCCGCGCTAGTTTATTGCGACCTAATGAATAGGTATTAACCACCGGGGCCGCTAGTCGGCCCCAATTTTTTATTTAATGACAAACGATCTACAAAGCATACTAATTGAGCGTATTTTTAATCCGTCTAATGAGCCGCCCCCGGAAGACGTACTATTGACAATTAACGGCAAAACGATTGGGACGGCTGGAAACTACGTTGTTTATTCCGGCCAGGCAAAGGCCGGTAAATCAACATACCTAGCCGCAACAATATCTAGCGCATTTTTACCGGAGTATCAAGACAGTTTTGGAATTAAGTTAAAGCCCCCAGCTGAACGGCCGATTGTGGCCTATTTTGATACCGAAAGCAGCCAATACGATTTTTTTAGACAAATGGGAAGGATAAAATTAATGGCACAATTAAAAAGCTATCCGCTAACCCTAGACGCTTTTAGTATGCGCCAGGATGGCCCAGGTAAAATTAGGGCATTGATACGCCATTACCTAGAAACAACGCCAAAATGCAGCATTGTAATTGTGGATGGGTTTTTAGATTTATGTTTAAATTACAACGATGAGGTAGAAAGCCGTAAGCTGGTTAATTGGTTTAAATTCATAACAACGAAATATAACATTTTACTGATCGGGGTATTGCATTTAAGTAAAGGCAACAGCGAAACGCTAGGCCACCTAGGATCTAATTGCGACCGGTGGGCGCAGTCCACTCTAACTATCGAAAAAAACCGAGAAGCAAAACAATTTGTTTTAAAGCCTAAATTTTTGCGTAGTTCGGATGATTTTGAGCCGATAGCAATTTGCAATTTTGATGGCCGCTGGACACAAATTCCATACGAGTTTACAATACAACAAACATTTAAAAACCCTAAAAAATGACGCACGGATCACTATTTTCGGGGATTGGTGGTTTTGACTTGGCGGCTGAATGGATGGGATGGGAAAACAAATTTCATTGCGAATGGAATCCATTTGGTCAAAAAGTTTTAAAACATTACTGGCCCGAAGCGGAATCATTTAATGACATCACAAAAACCAATTTTACAAAATATGCAAACAAAATTGATATTCTCACAGGAGGATTTCCCTGCCAGCCATATTCCCTTGCCGGGAAGCGAAAAGGCAAAGAAGATGACCGACATCTCTGGCCAGAAATGTGTCGAGCAATTAGGGAAATTGCCCCACGTTGGGTCATTGGCGAAAACGTTCTCGGCCTTGTTAATTGGAATGGGGGGGTGGTATTCCACGAAGTGCAATCTGATCTGGAAGCTCAAGGGTACGAAGTATGGCCGTATGTACTTCCAGCTGCGTCCGTTAACGCACCGCACCGAAGGGACCGAGTTTGGTTTGTTGCCTACAATAACAACAATGGATGCAACGAATGCAACGTCACAAATGAAATCAACCCAAGTCAAAGAGGGGTCAATGCACTCAATGACATTAACGAGGTGTCTTGTGAAAGGATTACTACCAACACCAACTGCGAGAGATACTCAAGGTCCACAAGCAATGGAATACAAAAAATGGAAGGGGTTGCCGCACAACAATATGCAATCAGTCGCAGGAGTCATAAGAGAACTGACTGGCTCGACTTCCCAACTATCTCCCCAATTTGTGATGGAAATGATGGGATTTCCGACCGATTGGACGGCATTACCTTTTCTAAATGGCGAAACGAATCTATCAAAGCCGGAGGGAACGCAATAGTTCCCCAGGTAGCCTTACAAATTTTTAAAACTATACAAGAGTATGAAAATAAAATAGGGCCAGCGATCTAAGCTGGCCCCGACAAACGATTGGTAACAAAACACAATCATTTCGTTTCACAACAAAAATAGGAAAAATGGCAACACCACTAAAAAGCGCAACGATTTTTTTTCAACCAGGTACAAAACGGCCCAGGAAGTATCGAAACATATCCACCCCCTATTCGTTTGAATCATTCGCCAGGCAATCAGGCGCCTGGTATATTAACTTTTATGATCAAGCCAGCGGAAAATTTACCGGTAGAAAATGGCTAGTAACCCATAAAAAATAGTATTTTCGAAATCTCATAGGGTTTATGGTTTGGTTTTTGCCCCTACGTTTCTACGTTAGGGGCATTTTTATGCCCATTACGGCCCGATAATGCAAAAACCAGGGCAAAGTACCAACCAGGCACAAATCGGCTAAAAACAGCCCCGAAACGGCCTTATTTTGTGCATTTATTAAAAATGTAGGTGAAACGAAATAAATGTTAATAAAAACACCCCCTAATTTCGGGGAAATGTCAACTATTTTATGTAACTTTGGCCCTATGTGTGGCTGCCCACACAGACACACAAGGGCCAAAAACAATAGTTAGAGAAATAGATTTGGAATATCGCTAGACTTGGCGTAAATTGTGGCAACCTACCTAACCAGCGGCCTTATGAGATTAAAAAAAGCCGCATTGAAAAAAACAATTTTTTGGCTGATTGGTGGTGCCGCAGCCTTGTATTTTTTGGCCCGGTATTCATTTTCGCAAAAAGCAATTTTTTTGCTTCGATCGGTGCGCCCATCCGGCACATTGTTACGGCCAACATTCACAGTTGAGATAGCAGTACAAAACCCAACAAACCAGCGCGTAGTTTTAAAATCCCTGGCCGGATCGGTATATGTCCAGGATAAATACCTGGGCAACGTAGCTAGTTTTGGGGATCAATTTATTGAGCCAAACAGCGAAAGCATTTTAAAGCTAACGGCCCGGCCCAACGCAATGGGCGTTTTTACGTCAATTAAAGAATTATTGACACAGCCCGTTGGAAGTGTATCGGTACGTTTTTCCGGATCGGCAAATGTTGACGGCACAAACATTCCGATTGAAAATAGTTTAGTGTGAATGTAGGATCTATCCTGGGCCGCCTTTCCCCCTACAAGGCCCAGGAACGCAAAATAGTAGAGGATCAGTCAACCGGTGACATTATTAGCGCTATCACAAAAGCGCATAAATTGTATGCGCCGGAATATAAAAAAATTAGTTCTTTTTTTGTAGGATCGAATACAAAGCAAACCGGCAAAAAGATTTTTGATTTTTTAAAATCAAATGTCAAATATGTTATTGAACCCGGTGATAAGCAAACGGTAAAAAGCCCAGCGGCTATTTTGGCCCAGGGTTACGGTGATTGTAAACACTACGCTGGATTTTCCGGTGGAATTTTGCAACACCTTGGAATCCCATTCGCTTATCGTTTTGCTAGTTACCGAATGTTGGACAAACAGCCACAGCACGTTTTTGTGGTAATTAATCCAGGTGGTAACGAAATTTGGCTAGATCCTGTATTAAATGAATATAATTATCAAAAACCGTACACGTACGCAAAAGATAAAAAAATGGCGTTATACACAATAAGCGGAATCGGTGCAACAAAAGCCGAAAAAAAAGCAGCAAAAAAAGCAGCTGGTAAAACCCTGGGGCAAAAAATAAAGAAAGGAACAAAAGCCGTGTTGAAAGTAGCCGCAAGCCCGGTGCGGAACGCGTTTTTGTTACTTGTTAAGATCAATTTTGCTAACCTGGCTGTTAAGCTATCAAAGGCCTGGGATAAGGCGCCTAGCAAGGTGCAGCAATTTTGGGAAAGTGCCGGAGGAAAAATACAAGCATTGAAAACACAATGGGAGAAAGGTAAAACTAAACCCCGGATTTTTGGATGTGGATGCGGACGTAATTGTGGATGCCGATATGATGCGCAAATGGGAGTAGCACCAGCAGCAGCAGCAACAGCCGCCGCGCCATTGCTGGTAAAAGTAGGTACATTATTAACGAGCATTGGAATTGATCCAGCGGAATTAGTTAAAGTTGGAAAAGATGCAGTTAATAATTTGGCCCAGGATCTAGCAAAAAAAGCATTGCAGCCAAAAGCCGCAAAAGAAGCAGCCGAAAATGAAGCTGCGGAACAATTAGAAGAAACAACAACAACCCCAGCGCCGGAATTTACAAAACCGGCTAGCACAATGGGTAAAAATATGCTGCCCCTGGTTATTGGTGGTGCTGCAATTTTGTATT